TGTGTTCATCCTCCCTATTCAATAGTTAACGTATCCGTACTAGAATACACTTACCAGTTTAAATTAGTTTAGGCGATTTCGCCAGTAGAAAAGATGGAGATGGTAGTCAGAAACTTGGTTCAGAATTTTAAGTTGAATTATTAATGTGAAAGATTGGTTGTTTGGACAAAGTAGACTGAATTTTTGCTAGAGGCCAGTTCATCTCAGCCCCGTGTTTTTGGCCCTCCCAACCCTAATCCGCAGCAAAACGAATTACTATTATTGGCCGGATCACTTATCAATCTATTAGCTTTTAGACGCTATTTACAAAGTTTTTAGAATATTTTGATTATTTGGCATGTTTAGACTTGATATTATTTTTAATAATCATATAATAAATGGTGTTAGGTAGTTTATGGATTTGCTACTTAACTCCCCCAGAATCTAAATAATACTCTTTCCTAGAAACCATTTGAGTGTTACTTAGTGTGAGACCTCCCTATCTCACAAAAAAGGCATCGGTTCTTTCCGCCGATGTCTTTTTCTTTTGCTATTGATTATTTTCTTGGCTACTTGTGTTTGTGGTTACCGGGCTGCTTGTTGCAACAGCTGGACTAGCACCACCCTGTCTGACGCTACTGGTTCCGGTGGTATTGGCGTTGTTAACAGAGGCAGCTCGACTGACGCTAGATTGGCTCACTGCCGTCGGTGCAGAACTAATCGCCGTTGCCCTTGCCTGGCGAACGGTTAGGTCTTTAGCAACCTGCTTGCCGTTTCGCTTCGCAACCACCTGGTAAGGCCCGGCGGAGTCTAAGCTAATGACTTTCGTGGTGGTTCCACGTCCTCGAGCGACTGTGAAGCTCTGGTAGATATGTCCCGTGTTGCGGCCCTTAACTGTGACCGTGGTACCACGGGATACAGTGATTTTGATGTTGACCTGGCCGTTATCTTCCATCGTTACGTCTGAAGTAAAGTCTAATTTGATAGCTTGCTCAGCCTGTGACGATGTTGAACTAGACGCTGCTTTAACCGGTTTGGCGGGTTTGGCGGCCTGCCGGTGAGTGCTTACACCGGTGTAGACCGTGCCTCCAACGCCGACCAGGAAAACAAGCAACAGTAGCCAATTGAAGAAGATCGCTCCCCTACTGATTTCGGTATTGCCTTTTTTAGTGCGGCGAACCTGACGAATGAACTGGATTATTAGTAGTAGCAGAGCAAGCGCTGCGCTGATGATGAAAATATTCATGTGAAACTCCTATCCGTTAATTGTTGCCGTGTTCGTTGAAGGGATCCCAGCGGTACTTCGCCCGGGGACCACCAATGTATTTCGGCCGGGATCTGAGATAGGTAGTATGGGCATTGCCAATTTCGGTAACTGAGGTTCTGACCGGGACCTGAACAAATTTGACATGCATGCCGATTGAAGTATCTCCAATGTCCATTCCGGCTTCCGCTTGGATATGTTCAACTTCAACTGGATCATTCATGCTTTCAAATGCTGCAATTTGTCCCGCCCCACCAGCGTGGATTTGGGGATAAACCATCACGATTTCCAGTCCCCGTTCCTTAGCGACTGAGCGTTCAACTACCAGTGCCCGGTTAAGGTGCTGACATCCCTGCACTGCCAGGTGGATTCCAAGCGGTTTGATGATGTCGAGAATTGTTTTAATGATTGCCCGGCTAATTTCAATGCTGGGGAATTTACCAATCATTTTGCCCTGGACTTCACTTGTACTAAGGCCGACAACCAGGATATCTCCCTGATTAAGATTAGCCTCTGCTAGTAGTTCGTTAAGTCCCTGCTTCGTTTCTTCTTTGATCGTTTCAATATTCATAATTATACTAAAGCCTCCTTTAGCTACACTACTAGTTTAGCATTTTTTAGGATTAAGTGGTCGTTTTAATGATTATTCTGGTTGCTATCTTCACCCTGCTAATTTTGCCTAAAAGGGTTATAATTAATTATGTGAAGCGCTCTTAGTGTAACCGGATAGCACATGAGATTTCGGTCCTCATGATCCGGGTTCGAGTCCCGGGGAGCGCATTTTTGAAGAGTTTTGAGGAATAATGTAAAATCATAAATTCAGTATTATCAAGGCTTACAGCGATTTTAAAATCATAGGGAATCATATAAAATGATAAAGTTGGCACACATTTGGCACACATCTCAAGGATGATAATCCCATAGTGCCTCATGGATTTTTATGCAAAAGCCGTTCGCTGATTATTTTCTGTAGTTCTCGTAAATCATCATCGGTGGCTAAGTCACGGACGAATTTTCGGGCATATGACCGGTAACGGTAAATTCTAGTTTTTTCCTTATTATTATCGCTCCACTTTTTCTTAGCGCGCTTTTGGGCTTCACTTTCCATAATGGTCGACCTCTTTATGTTAGTATGGTATACTGTAAATGCAAAAGGACAAGAGCCCCATCTCTTGTCCCCTTGCGTTCCGGAAAAACGATTTTGTCAGCTAGTCGCTATTTGCGATTAGCTTTTTTTATTATCGCGTAGGCTATCGCAAAGTTGATAGCCGCTACTGACAAATAATAGATTGCCAGTGCGATAACAAGACGCCTCGCTTCCCGGATGGTATTTGTTTCCATCAGTATCATCCCCTTTCCGGTTCAGGGAATCACTTCCGGAACGCTGTGGTCTTGGCAAGGTCGCGACTCCTTATCTCAACCACAATTATATTATACATTACTAACCCATATAAAACAATACTTTTTGCACAAAAAAAGACCCGGCAGACGCTTTCCACACGTCTCCGGGTCACGGTTAACTTTTGAAAGGTTTTCCTTTCCATATTAAATTAGCTAAAAGTTACTTTCTGCTTGCCACCTACTGATTCGACGGTCACATGGTCAGCTAGAATTTCGTTAGTTGTCTTTCCATCCAGGACAGGCTTAGCTGGACCCTCAAACTCTGGGAACCAGTAGTCAACATGACTGCCCTCGCCACCCTCATCATCAGAGTAGCGAGCAACCAGCTGGAGCTTCTTCCCAACCAAGCTGTCTGGGTAGTCGAACTCACCACTGAAGCCTGCTTGTCCAGAACCGTAAACACCTGGATATGCTTTAGCCACGTCTGGCCGGTCAACTGGGTCCACTTTGATCCGCTGGACTTCCTTGCCGTCAGCCAGCAGAATCAGGAAGCGGTGCTTCAAACCAATCGACAGGTCAGCGGCGTGCCAGCCGTTAAGCTGGAGCTTGCTGGTGTAGATGGTTGACTTCCGGCCGTCCAGGTAAGCCAAGTTCTGGTTGAATTCATGGTCAGCTGTGAAGTCGCTAGTGTTCCCGTTACCAGCTGGATCATCAGTGTAACGGAAGTAGACCGTGACCTTCTTACCAGCCATGTCTGCCGTGTAGTCAAACTTGGCCGAAAAGCCACACTTGGCATCAATGTCTGGGTAAGCCGTGTGGACGTCTTGACGGTCGTCCAGTTCTACCTTCTGCCGGGCCAACTCATGACCATCGGCTGTCAGAATGACGTAGCGATATGGCTTATCCTTCGCCTGGTCAGTACCAAACCAACCAGATACTGTGACTTGGTCACCATCAAAAGCGACGCTGTCAAGGTACCCGCCAGTGGTAATCTTTTCAGGCTCAGCAGCTTCTTGTTCAGTTGTGTAGTAGCCGGAGAAGTCGTAGGACATGTCAACGTGATAATTACCAATTGGGTAGTTGTTGAATGCTTGCCAGGTACCAACGTTGTCCACGCCTGGTTGGCTGGCACCATAAGCAGCAACCCATTTGTTAAGCTGATAGCCGAAACTACCGTAGTTAACTGAACCATTCCACACGTACGAAGCCATCGTGTACAAGTCGATTCTTGGGTAGCCATTAGCGATGACCCGGTCCAGAAAAGTCTTAGCGAAAGCCGGATTGCTTCCTTCTTCCAGGTCTAAGGCCATCACAGAACTGGCGTCGATGCCGTATTGCTTGGCTACTGAGCAGAAGTAATCCGCTTCAGTAATCGCTTGGTCTGCACTCCAGAAACGCGCATAGTGGTAGCAGTGGACAATCAGGCCCACTTTAACGGCATTCCGAATTTGGCCCGCCGCCTTAGGACTTACCCAGCCGGTCCCTTCAGTTAGCTTAATGATGACCGCTTTGACCCCAGCATTTTTGGTGGCTTGCATGAAGTCAAGTGTGTCCGGTTGATAAGCAGAATAATCCGCAACTAAGTTAGGCATGGTTATCGTCCTCCTTTTCTTTTCCATTATATTTTCCGGTAATATGGTCATAGTCCCGTCCATCATAATCTGGCTGGGCCTTAGCCACGTTTAACTTCTTAGCCAAGAAATCGACAACCGGTTGTAACCACCAGGTAGCAATGTGCATCTGACTAAGATTTTCAACAAAGGAAACTAGGTATTGATAAGCAAAGGCTAGAACCATAATTTGAGCTACCCAATTAAATCCTAAAGTAATAAAGTATGGGTAAAAAGTTATAACCATTGCGACGATTAATAGATGCTTACACAGTCCATAGATTCCTTTGGTTGAATTAGTACGATCTGCTGTTTGCTTACTGCGAAGTCCTTTTACAATTCCTGACAAGATATCAACAAGTACAAGCCATGTAAATCCTATAATTAAAGGATCGTCGATTAATTTTTGTGTTTGATGTAATACAAGCAAATGATATGGCATTGGTTCACCTCCTAAAATTTGGGTAAAATAAAAGCGCCCTAAATAGGACGCTATAGGTTAATTTTTCTTTATAAGATATCCCGTTAATTTAATTTGCAATGAAGCTTTGCCAGTAAGCCTAGTTACGAGTACCGCATTATTCTGTTGGATAGCAAATATAACCAATTGATTCGTAATCTCGTCATATCCAGTGTAATATCCTTCTTCAATACCTATATTATTTGGTATAACCATAAATGGAACGAATGGGGTAACATCCTCATTAACAAGCTTAGCTTTCAATTCGTAAAAATCTGTATTGGCAAGTTTTATGTGTCGTAACGAAACATCATTTTTAGCTTTTGGCATCCAGCCGTTGACAGAAACTAATCCTCCGCTTATGGATTCATCCGTAACAGAAGTTAATAGATCTATTTTACTATTTAACTGCTCATATTGGTCATTAATACGATCTTGCAAATATTTCTCAATATTTTTTATTTCAATATCAGAAATTTTCCAAGAAGCAAAGCCTGCCGCCCCTATGACAGCAATAGTTATTCCAATCAAAACTTCTACAAACCATTTTATATCATCTAGTTGTGCGGACATAACACTGTTGGATATCAAAACTAACACAAGTAATCATTCCTAACATAAAATAATAAGCTAAGAATATCATACTCCCAAAGCAAGAACACTAGTGATAAAGACTACCGCAGAAATTATTCCTGGCAAAATTAATATCCAAAATGCAGGGTGCCAATATATTTTCATACTAATCTCCTTTCTAAAAGCCGCCCATAATAAAAGCCCCACCCGAACGAGTGAGGCTTATTTATGTATTGTTATCTTTCTTTGGCGACTATGTGCTTAGCTAGGCTGGCTGCCCGGCTACACCAACAATCTTCGCTTCATCTTCAGCGGTAAGCATACCGGCAAGAACGAAGTTATCCATATCTGCCTTAGTGAAGAGACCCATCTTGTAGTAGTTGTTGTAAATATCAAACATAGTATATTCCTCCTAAATTATTGTTGAGTTACAGATTGCTTATTAGCGGTAGTCAAAGCGGCTAGTTGCTTCAAAACAGTTGCGTTGACCTTGTCTTGGGCTACCTTCTGGTCAGCTAGCTGTCTCATAACCGAAGCGTTCAGCTGGTCTTGTGACTTGCTATCTGTCTTGATAGCCGCCATATCTTTTAGCAGGCCGGCCAAAGCAACATCTTGGCCACTCGGCCCTTGCGGTTGCAGAGCGCCAGGGTTCTGAGCTTCCCATGCCTTCTGCAGGGCTTCCATGTAAGCCTTGTGCTCCTCTTCGGTAGCGTCAATCCAGGGCCCGCCTGTTGCTGTCAGCTTGGCAGGTGACCGCTTACCGCTTGGGTCTTCGAAAGTTTCATTGTCTTTGAGCTGGTAGTCGTCCGCAACCACGTCAGAGCTGACAAAGGTGCGGTTGACTGCATCAGCACGATAAAGTCCTTTCATTTCGTTTCCTCCTTTTAATTGTTGGTAGTTCAGGCATATATGCCAAACTCTATATTAAAAGCCGGGCATTATACCCGGCTAATTTACTGTGTACATCGCATCGACAATCATCGTATCGTTTGCTGCGAGTTTACGCTGGTTAGCAAGCTGGTAAAAACCAATAGTCCCAAAGTATGTCCACCATGTATGATCATTTGCTAGGCCCTGAATTGGAGCCCAAGGTTTTGCCGAATCCGGCAAAGTGATAGTTCCTTGAATATCTCCAGTAACTTTTAGCCCCATATGCAAATGACATATAGTCCGATTGCCGATTTTGGCATACGTATACCAATGTTGGTCATCAAACTTGAGACCAGCAGGCAACACGATACCCAAGTCTGTTCTACTCGACCACTGGAGGCCGTTTACTACCCCACCCATTTTTTCCACAGCGTCAACCAGGGCGTTGAACTTGTCTTGCCACAAGCCCTCGCCGCGTTTCATTTTCAATTCATCAGCCATAATTTACCTCCTATAAGTTCGTCATTAAGTCCCGGTACTCCGTGATGAAGTCCTTATCAATCGTGAAGCCGGTCGCCTTAGCACCCTTGAGCGACAGGGTCAGCGTGTAGATGTTTGATACCACGTACACGTTGGGCCCGTCACACTCGGCAGAGCTAGGCGTTTCCAGATTGATGTCCGGCATTCTAAACCGGATGTCAGCCGGCGAAATGTAGATTTCGCACTTGCTGCCATCGAAAATTGGTTGCACCTTGACTTCACTAACTTCGGACCCGCCAGCCATATCTACGTCGACTTGGGGAATTCCGGCCCCATACTTTGATACATACATATGAACTGGCGGCATTAAGTCCACGAAGCCGTCAACGTCCGCCTTAGCTTCATAGGTCACCGTCCCCATATGGATTGGGGCCATATCTTCAACAATGCCAAAGTCCCGCTCTGCGATGTAGTCAGTACCCAGCTCGATGGTCGTCTTACCGTTGGCCGTTTCGCTATCGCGCTTGACCCGAATCCGCCAAAAGCCTCCTCGGGCGTCGTCACGTGCTTCCCAACCCTGGGTAACCACTAGGTCACCAGGTAGTGGCTGGACAGCGTCCTTCATGTCCTGCACAGTGGCATACTGGAAGATACGGTCGTGGAACTGCGCCGCTTTCAACGTTTCCTGAATCTGTTTGGCCATCGTGTTCAATGTTTCGTAACGAGCCATCAGACCTGTTTTCGGATCGTCGATTTCCGCAATGGCGTCTTTGATTTCCTGGTGACACTTATCACGCAGGTCTTCTAGCTGGCTAATAATAGCCGCAGCTTTTTGGTTAATAGAGGCCTGCTTTTGGTCGCTCAATTCCTGAATTTGCTGTTCAAGTTCTTCTTCCTTGGACTTGAACTTGTTAACCAGCTCGACCATGTCCTGCCAGTAGCCTTTGCTATCTTCACCGATGTGCATTAACGCAACATCCCCGATAACGTACATCTTGACATTGACAGTGGAAATTACTTGCGCATCATCGCCGTCCCCTTTGATGACCTTGAAGTAAAACTGGTCCCATTTACCAGGACGTTTGAATGTATAGCGGTCAAGATATAAGGTGAACCGTCCCTGCTGCAAGTTATCCTGCTTAGCTTCCTTGCGTGGGAATGCCCAATGCGAGTGGGTTTGTGCATTGGGATCAGAACCACCATACATAATCTTGGCGCCACGAACATCGAATGGTAAACCGTCCCAGAGGAGTCGCAGCCGAATCGGCTCGTCGACATCCCCCACATGACCTTTGAATTGGCCGGTAATGTCAACTTCTTCTTGTTGCCACCGGAATAAGTCAAGGTCAATGTACGGGGTATTTAATACATTGTTTGCCACGTTCTCACTCCTTTCTAATCACTTGCATTAGCGTCCTTGAATTCACTTAGGACACTCAAATCATGTTCTAGTTCCTTGAATAGCGCATTGTAGTTCTTGGCATCATTGGTCAGCGGAACATCCAGTGCTTTGATTGCCATTCGATAAGGAACCATATTACCTTCGTCGTCATACTCTTGGTAACTTGAAGCATTTAGCATTTTTTCAACGCCTATAAGAAACATTCGAATATCCTTCATCTGCTCCAGGATTTTATTCCGCCGGTCACGGCCAAAATAATCCGGTAGCGTCAAGTCGATGTTTAATGACAAAGCATTGTATAGACCGATGTCAACATTCATCCAGTCCATATATCCGTTGATTGCTTTTTGAAACTCAGTTAAGTTACCAAGCCAGACTTGCTTAAATGTGTGGGGCAAGCCATCCCACATTTGCATTACCATGTTGTTATCAACTCCCATGGATACCAGCTGTCGCTACTACCATTGCGAATAAAGGTGGTGGGCCGACAAGAGCCCAGAACCCGCACCGTCTGCGTCACATATACCGAGTTAAAGACAGACATCCGAGCCGACTTTACAAGGCCAATCCAGCCGTTCTGCACTGACGTATCGTACTTAGACAAGTCAATGCCTAGGTCAGACAGCGCCTTCACTTCATAAGAAAAGCCCTCTGAATACTCAGAAGGCTTTTTGACTTGGTGAAGATTAGCTGTATCGATAGTGGCCTTTATAGAATTTGCAATAGCCACTGCTTGATTAGCCAACTGCTTATTTTGACTAACCTCGGCTTTGACCTGCTCCATTTCAGCAGTGTGGACTAGGTCAGTTGGTATAACTGGCAGTTCGTTCCGGTCAATCTTGTTAGCTAGGGCCTTGGTATTAGCGTCCGCTGTTGATTGTGCCTTTTCTGCATTACTTAGTGCACTCTCAGCGGTTGCTTTGGCAGCATCGACTGCATCAGTTTTAGCGTACCCCGACAGGTTCACGGGGGCCGGAATGTCCTCCTTGAGTGCATACTCTGATAAGTTCGGCAAGTCACTCTTGAGGACCACATTTGGCTTTCCCTTGATAGCGTCCCAGGTAACTACCAGTAACTCACTTATCTGCCTACTAACGAAGCCTTTCATAAACGGCCACAGCCGGTCAGCATCTTGCTGTCGGAAAACTCGGCCCTTGATAGTATTCGTGACAAAGAAGTGCAAGCCATTGTCAGGGGAGTAACCTAGACCGACAATTCCTAGTTCACTATCAATTCCTTGGTCCATCGCAATTAGCCTGCGAACTTCATTATTGCTTGAAGAAACTGTCAAGGCGTTGCACCTCCTCCCCGTTCATCGTTGGGATTGTAAATCCGATATTTGAATTATTGTTAACCTGCTCTTGCAATCGCTCTAGCTGCTGCCGAGTATCGTTGGCTTGGTTTTGCCGGGTGTCGTAAAGCGTACTGTCGAAAATCTTATTACCGAAAGTTATCGAATCATTGCTTGAAGCATCCGCACTATCCAGGTACCTGGTATAGCTTTGAATGCGCACATTCACGTCAGTACCCAAGCGGTCCCGCAGCCAGCCATTATCGCCAACCTTTACTTCGTTAACCATGCCGCTCGCGTTTTGTTTGAAACTAATCCAATCGACCGTGTATTCAACGTCAGGATAATCATGAAGTTGTGCCTTCATTTCTTCCTTTAACGCCTTTTCATCAGTAATGGTGTCACTGCTAAAGTCGTCGGCCCAGATCTTGCCAATTCCTGGCTTATCAGCCCAAGGACTAAAGTAGTCAGCTTCACAGGTATACTGTTCAGGCTGGTCAGCTGTATCGGTATTACTGTCTCCTGAATTGCCCCCATTGTCATCGGTAGATGAGTTGTTGCCGCCCTTAACTAAGGCCGCAATTGCTGGGACACGCACACCAAATGTTGGCGGCCAGCTATCAATGGGACGATAGACTGTACCGTCAGTATAGTTATCAGCCCCAACACGGTAGCCATTGCTAACGGCAATTGAAGTATGATGCCAAGCACCTTGTGGCCCCCAGAAAAGCAGGTCGCCCGTCTGGTATGGCGGGCCAACCATCGGGCCCAACTGCGATAGGCCAAGCGTCATATGGGGTCCAACATTGACTCCAAAGTGGTTAAGTAAGTAGCTAACGAAGCCGGAACAATCCCAGCCTGATGGTGTACATCCTCCCCAAACGTAAGGGACTTTACCGACAAACGACCTGGCAAAGGCTTCGAGGTCACCACCATTGCCGCCACCACTATCATTATTCTGTTCAATCGGTTTTCCTGTTCCATGGATAGCCGTCCGAAAGTCCGAATAGTCTTCATTCCAGGAAATGTGTGAAGTATTAACCCGGTCAACGAACACGAAGGCATCATCTTTACCAATTTTCTTCGCAATGTGGAGCGTGTAATTATCAAACCACCACTCACAAGCGAAGGCTTCGGCAATTGCTGATAAAACGTCATCGCCATGCCCATCACCAATGCTACTGTCACCAAAGTCATGATTGTCAAATTGACTATCAAGCTGGTATTTGAATGGTGTGTTCTTGGTCAGGAAGTCCAGACAGGCTTGCATGGACTGCTGACCGTTAATGGTGTCCTTAATGTAGTAATCGTTAAGGTCGTGTCCAACGTGCGTTGCCGTAATGGCATACTGACGATAACGACTGTTTGGCGTGGGATTCGAGGTGGTTAACCTGAATGTCTGACCGTTCTCAAGCGTAAACAAGGTGCGCGGGCCTAATAAGTCTTCTGCTACCTTGTTATCCCCAAGGGCATTGAAATTAAAAGCAACGGTAGAAAAGCTATTCAGCGTTTCTGTCAAAGCCACTCCGTAGGCAGTAATTACCGTTTCATCATTGTTGTAATTCTTCATTGCAATCTTGTAGAACTCTGACAAGTAATCACCCCCTAGAAGTAAAACCGTGTATCAAACTTCAATTCAAAGTTAGAGGCACCATCAATGTGCAGTTTATTTTCACCTACCGCAAAGTCCAGATAGCCATGATCACAATCCTTATAAGAGGCAGTCCCATTAAAGCTAGGAATTAATCCATTAATCACCACAGTATCGTTCTTTGATACAGCTCGCGTAATCTTCATTGACTTCTTAGTTGTCTGGTTAGTAAGGGTAAAGCCATTCGGCGCGTCCCCCTTAAAGGCTATTTGTACTGGTCGTTCGTCCGCATTTAGCGGGATGATTCCCAGGTTCCAGAAACTAAAATCGGTGGTCGTATAGGTGTACTTCAGCTCGGTATCAGGAATTCCTTCACCGAACCCCCACTGCCCGCTGTTAAAGTCAACCGGGTTCTGCGTAGTGGCTACGGTTTCAGCATAACCGCTTGGAACGTCCAAGTTAATTGCCACGTCCGTTGCCCGCCAGAAATTACCGTTCTGGGTGGGTGTTACTGCTTCGGCACGACACTTCCACCGCAGGTAAGGAATAATGCTGTTCCAGACATAGAAGTCCTCGTCGCTCCGAAAGATTCTCCGGAGTTTATATACTTGCAAGTTGTAGTCTGCCAGGTCCTTAGCGGTAATGTCTAACGTCAGTGGAATGGTCAGTTGCTGTTGCTGAACGTCCGTCAGTAAAGCTCCATACTTACCAAGCTGCTGGTATGACAGGTTGTAGTTATTCATTGGAATGTCAAATTTCTTAACATGGAACCCCAAGGCGTCTAGGTCGTAGGTGGTTCCATCAAGACGCTTCACAATAATCGTCGACACTAGAAACCACCTCCTACTGGTAATGCACGGCCAACTGGGATTGCTCCGCCGTTGCCGTGAATAATTCTTTCTTGTGCCATGTTTGACTTGATGTGAGGATATAGCAACCTTCCAAGTGTGGTTCCATCGAGCTGCATCGTCAGGTTCAGGTTAGTGTCACCGGAAGCTGGACGAGCAGTAGATGAACTAGAAGTCTTTCCAGTATTATTTCCAGCAAAGACGGGAATGAAGTTAGCAGCCCCCTGTCTAGCAGCACTGATAGTTTGCTGCAGACTACCTGCGAGGCCATTAGGGTTAACCTGCGCTCTTGCTTGAATTACTTCAGCAATGTGCTGTTCAGCGCTTGCCCGACGCGGGTTAATTGCCACCTCAGGCTCACCCGGCACTTCACCAAAGATACCCGGTTTATCTGTCCAGCCACCATTAGCAAAACGCCGGCCACCAGTCGGTCCCCAACCACCAAGGGTTAAATCTGAGCGCCAAGTGCTGTCATTAAACATCGCTAGTAATTGGTCATATGCACTAAGAATGTTAGTGTGTCCTGGCATAGCATAATGTTGAAAAGTCGAATCAATAAATTGGAGAATACCTTTTGACGGATGTCCCGCTTGAGCATTACTGTCCCAATGGTTAACAATAGAAGCGTTCCCACCTGATTCATGTTGAATAACTGACATGATATGGCTAATATCACCAGCGGATAAATCAACTTTCATCTTGTGGGCGGCCCGTCGAATTAGTGACGCACTAATTGGACCATTACCACCAATTTCGTCCAGTTTCTCTTCCTGCTTTTGCAGCAGGTTCTTGAACCACTGCTCAGCATAGTGCGGGATCTTATTCCGAGCCCCATCGTCGGCAATGTCATGCCACATTGACTTAGCAGCGTTAGTTCCATGAGTGTAGATCTTGACCAGGGTACCAAGTGGGTCTTTTAAAGCGTCTTCGATGGCGTCCAGCTTGTCGTCAATCATATTTTCCAGGTTGCCAATCTTGGAACTAGCGTAGGATAGCGCCTTACCGAACCAGTCGCCGAATCCACCCTCATAGCGGGGAATGCCCAATAACTTGGCAGTTTCCTTGGCCGGCATAACGGCGTCCCCTGGTTGCAAATGAGTAATAACGTTTCGGCCCTCTGGCACTTCAATCTGACCAGTATTCCGAAAAATAGCTTCACGGTACAGCGGTCCTTCTTGGTCGTTGACCATTGCCAACATATGTTCACCTTGACGGCCACCAGTACCGTTAGCCAGCTTCTTCATTCGTGGAATGTTGACTTTGGCGCCAAAGAAACCAGCTACTTTTTCCAGCCCACTAGCACCGGTATTCCAAAAGCCACCAATTGCATTAATACCATCGGTTACGACACCCTTGATAGTATCCCAGACGCCTTTGACCTTATCTGAAATTGCATCCCAGATACTGTCCCAAATTCTCTTAATGCCATTCATGGCATCATCAATAGCGTCCTTCATGTCGTCAAATTTATCTTTAACGAACTTCCAAACAGAACCAAGGGTCTTGCTGATAATCCTTTCGATACTATCCCAGACCTTCGAGGTAGAACGAGAAACAGTATTCCATACTCGGCTCACCGTTCTAGCGATATTGTTGAAAATCCGTGAAATCGGCTTGTATAATGCTTGGACAGCCTTGATAACTACCTTAGCCAAAGAATTCCATACTTTGGAGGTCGTTCGGCTAATTGTGCGCCAAGCAGTTTGAATGAGCTTGCCAGTAACTTTCAAGGACTGTTGAATCGGCTTTTTGATCTTATCAAAGGCTTTTGTGACGGTCCTGGTTAACCCATTCCAAGCCTTACTGGTGGACTTAGTAATAGCCTTCCAGGCACTACCAATTATCTTGGAGACTGTCTTTAAGACACGACTAATCGGCTTGGAAATCTTTTGCCAGGTTTTAATAATGGCCCCAGTTAGCAAGACGAATGGTGCAAGGACCACGAGGCCAATTCCCTTGGCAGCGATTGCCAGTGTTTTCTTTAAGCCGTTAAAGACACGTGCAATTGGTTTAGTGATACTCGACCAGACCTTGCCAAGGCGCTTCCCCATACTAGAAAAGGCTTGCTCAATCGGCCGTCCAATTCCTCGTGCCGCCCTAGCCAATGAGGATTTAAGTGAACCCATCGCTTTGGCGGCTTGTTGCTTAATCTTGTTGAAGTTCTTGCCGATTGCTCCGCCGCCCTTGGCACCCAATGCACCACCGACAGTGGACCCAATCAAACTACCAACACCGGCACCAACTGCTGTTCCGGCGCCAGGAACGATGGATCCAAGCGCCCCACCAATCCAAGCACCGGCAACACCGCCAGCTGCCGTTCCGCCAGTAGCACCAGCAGCTCGACCAATTTTCTCATTGCGGTTACGGCGGTTCATACCGATTAATTCCGTTCCACCAGCAATTAGTGACCCGACTACCGGAATGCGGGAAGCGGTTCTGCGGATAATCCCACGTTCGCTTGCCCGGATAGCAGCCTTACCAGCACCATTTTCCATCACGGAAGCCGGGCCGGCCACTGCCTGACGAGCCTTGGTAATTCCGAATAGGTGGTCGACACCACGACCGAACACTCGCCCGGTCCTAGTAGCCTTGGTTGCTTCTAAACCACCAGCACCAATTTCTTCTGCGCTTGTTGCCAAAGACTCTCCACGAGCGCCGGCGCCGATTCCTTTCATTACACCACCAATGCCCCGAAGGCCAGCGATAGTTTTCAAAATACCGTAAAAGGCGATTAAAGCATCAACAGTATCGTAAATTTTCTTAGCAACAAACATTGCTAGAAAGACTTCTGTAAAGGCTTTGATTGCTCCCTTATGTTTTAGAATTGCTTTCAGGATACTATCAAAATCTTCAAGGGCACCGTGAGCACCCTTACTGCGATCACTGGTTAAGCCAAAGGCACTAGCAATATCATGGAGGATTCCTGCGAAAGTGTCCCAGATTGTTCCTCCAATAATGCCGATAATTTGACCTAGATTGCCAAGTACGTCCACGATAGTGTCTTTATGCTTGCCCACGTAATCAAGGACAGCCATGACACCTTTTAGAATTGTACCCAAGGCGTCACTTAATAACCCAGCATATTTAGCGATCATTTTGTCTGACAAAATATCACGCATATCTTCAGCTAACTTTTTGCTACCTTTAAATCCTTGTGAGGTGACTTCGCCCCAAAGGACTTGCCACCGAGACTTGATGTACATTGACATTCCGGTAAAGGAAGTCATGGCTTCCTCAGTGGAACCTTTGTACTTATTACTCAAGTAGTCGAGGGCTTCGGTGAAGTCCTTGGCAGTCAGTTTACCCTGAGCAGACATTTCGTAAAGCTGCTGCATTGACTTCCCGGTTACCTTTTGTAAGGCTTCCCCGAACATTGGGAACCGGTTAATCATGACCGACATATCTTCGGCGTTGGCTTTACCACCGGCAACAATCTTGGCAAATTGTTCCCCAGCTTCGGCCAGCTGGTCATTGGTCATGTGGAGGGTAGAACCTAATCGAATGAATCCATTTGTCCAATCTTCGGTTTCCTTAACGCTAGAGTGAACGTGGTAGAACGACTGGGCCATCTTATCAATGGTGTCAGAAGCATAGATGGAATGCTGGGCCATACTATTAATATAGCTAATCAGTTTATCCCCATCTTGGGGAGCTTCTGTTGTCAATGACTTCCAGACCGTTTTCATCCGGTCTTGTTGAACGTTATATTCCATCCCGGCTTTGGCGGCACCGATTAGCCCATTCTTCACAGCAGTAATCCCGTTAACCATCAGGCCGCCAACAAAGGTTCCGGCAACGATGTCGTGTAGACGACTAAAAGAATGACCGGTTTCCCGTGCTTCTGTTTGAATTTGCTTTAGTGGCAAAGAAGCATGATCATTTAATTTAGCTTCGGTAACTATGTGAGCGGGTATCTTCCGTAGCAGCTCTTCATAATTAATTACTTCTCCTCTTTGAGCTTTGGCAATTAATTCTGTTCGTTGCTCTTTGGGAATCTTCCGCAAAAGTTTACCGAAATTAGTAATTCCAGCTTCTTTGGCGTCAGCAATTAATTTGGTTCGGACGTCCCTGGGGATTTTAACGTAAAGGGAACGTAGGCCCTTAGCTTTCTCAGTTGCCCCTTCGGTATCAGCATCTAGTTTAGTTTTAACAGGCTTTTTGAACTCATCATCAATTTTTTGGTGAGCACTTTTAGTATCTTCAACTGCTTTATTTGTGCTATCCTTGAGGCTCTTTTCGGCCTGGTCACCAGCTCCTTGACCAACGTTCTTTAAAAGTTCGTTGAGTTCTTTGACGTTACCCTTGGCTTGCTGACTATTAAGGATCACATCAATATTGACGGTTCCGTCTGCCACGTTTATCCCCCCTTTCCGTTATTACTGTGCCCAATTCTTCAGGATTTCACCAAAATTAGCGAACTGTTCTTCTTTTGCAGCTTGAGACTTATTGACATCTAACTCATAGAATTGTTGAGCTTGAATGACCTTAGAAAGTTGTTCGCCCTCAAGATCTTTAGTGTCCTTAGTACGAATTTCGATAATCCGTTGAAAGTACGTTTGTGGTCCCAAGCCTTGAAAAAGTGCCTTAAATTCATCCCAGTGAAGTTTTCCTTGTTCTTGAATTAAATTCATACCGTACTGATCATAGAAACTAGCGAAGATTGCCTCCGCGTCTTGCTTAAATGAATAAAGGCGACGAGGATCACGAACAACATGTTGTTGGTCTTCTTCATCATCGTCGTTACCATACGGTTTCATTGAAATGTACTTAGAAATTTGTTCAAATGCAGTTACAGCAAAATCAGCATCTTTAACCGGTTGATTAAAGAACATTTCAAAAGCCGTTGCTACCTTTTCGGCATCTTCAAGGCGTTCATCATCTAGCATTTCATAGAAACGGAGAACCGTGTCGAATGCCAGATTAATATGGTAAATCTTGTTATCATATTCAAATTCATTGCCCAGCGGCTCGCTCAACGAAAGCATTATTAGCCCCGCTTCTTGCCATGACCCTTAGTGTAGTGGTCACGGACTGCCTGCTTCTTCCGCTCATAATTAAGCTCTTGATCACCGTTAATCTGGTCATTGAGTTTGATTAATTCTTCGGCGACACGACCAAGTAAATAAGTTGATTCGCCGTAATACTTATATAGCCGCTGACCTTCGTCCTTGCCAAGAATCTTATCCAGGGACTCTTCAAGGTTTTTTAACGCCTTGTCCAATGAATCCCGCATGAATTCCTGTCGCTGAGTGACGTTCATCTTGTCAACAAACTCTTCTTTGCGTTTATCAAGCTGGTCCAGCAAACTAGCTTCCGCAATTTGTAGGTCGGCAATCTTCTGGTACATTTCATCATTGAATACTAGGTGATAGGTCTTGCCACCAGCTACCACCTCGCGGTTCAATTTGACGTTATCGAACTTTTTATCCAGGTTTAAATTAATTACGGTCATTTCTATTCCTCCAATCGTCTCACGTTACTCGTCTCTGTTATTGGTTAATTACTTAGTAGCTGCGGGTACAAACTTCGGTTTGCCATTGAAAACACAGACAACGCTGAAGGTTTGCTTAGCCCCTGGCTGACCACCAGCAGGCACGATGTTGGTCAGAGTAACCACACCATAAACCTGGGAACCATCTGCAAAGGTAACTCGTAGCAAGGTCTTTAGCTTGTCCCCAATTTCCAACATCTTGGAAGCAATGTAGTCTTGTGCGGCGTCTCCGTATACACGGTGACCAGCAATTGTGAATTGGTACCGTTTGGACGTAACATCGGAAGTACCAAACCCTTCACCATCGTAGTATTCATCGTTGGCAGTCGTATCGTTTTCGGCAGGGGTCAAGTTGTTAATCCCCGCTGCCAGCCGTGCCCACCGAGCAGTAGTAGCCTTGGTAATATCAGTCTCGTCATCGGTGGCAATTTCAATCTTGTTTTGCCAGTTCAGTAAGAACTTACCAATCTTAGTAGGTGCTTCCTGTGGCGTTAAGCCACCAGCACCAGTTGTTACATCTGCCATTTAAATCATCCTTCTTTCGTAAAAGTATCGACAGTAATCTTGAAATCAAATACATAGGTAACTTCACCCGTCGTATCCGCCATAATCGGGTGCGGGAATGAAGCGACGTCTAATCCACTGTAAACAAAAGAGCCGTCATGGCTGACGACCCGAAAATCATTATCGCAGAGGTAATCTGCCACCTTAGCTAACACCTGGTTAATTTCCAACTCATTAGCGCCACGCATGATTACTTCCATAATGTATTCTTCTGTTTTGTTTCCAGCATAATCACGCTCAATGACGTTTGAACCAGGTAGCACTTGTAAGCGCAAATCTGGGTCATGCTTGCCATCAAGGTATCCTAGCCGGCAAGTGACCGGTAATTGGAGCGTGTTGACGGCGTCTTTAACACGTTCTTTTAAGTCCATTACTTACCCTCCAATAGCTGGTCTCTAACCTTGCCAGCCCATTCGTCACCATATAAGGATTGTGCTCGCAGGTCCCAACGGCGAGAAGCCTGCGGGTGCTCAGAAACTGTGTAATTGCGGATTCGTGATTGTTGGCCCGTTTTGTAGTTTGTAATAAAGCCATAAAACTGAGCCCGAGCATATGGGGTGTTGTAGACGATATTATGCCTAGCGTCTAAGTGCCCCGACGCTGATAGATGGTCTTGGCGAAACGGAACGAATTGATCCATATCGGCCAATGCCTGATTAGCCAGGACATATCGGGCCCGGTCTAGCGTTTGAGCACTTAAAGCCCTATCTAAGCAGCTAGTTACATTGACACGAACGCTCATCACAGCACCTCCAATTCGTAGGAATACACTTGGTTGCTATACGGTTCACGGTTATCCACCACATTAGTAATTGTATAGTCGCGGCCCTCAAAATTAAGGTGAGTGCCGACCCAGTCAGGCGTAATCTTGGGTAACGGCTCGGTAATGCCGGCAAACAAATACACAATGGCATTAGCCGTGATTGTCCGGTTGTTATTTGAACCAGCGTATATTGTCTGTGGCTGAACCAAGGCATGGTTAACCTGAACCTCATGTGTTTCTTGGTGGCCGTAGTCATCTTCTTTGCCATCAGCTATCCGTAAGGTAATAGTCTGATTGCAAAGACGTTTAGGAATGCGTGGCAACATACCAATCACTCCCCCGTCCACGATATAACAGTCCGTAGTGTGCTAATAGCCGGTACGCTTCCTTACATACTCCGTTAACCATGCTGTCTTGTGACACGTGGTTAGTTGGTTGCAGCGACAAGCGGCCTACTGAAATCGAATTAAAGTCATCGCCATTTTCGTACGATGAACTAATCCCAGTAGCTTTGATAAAGTCAATCTGCTCACAGATTGCCATTTTGTAGGCGTCTACTCGCTTGGCGTTCTTATCTTGGCTAATATCACGGTCGTTATAGTAATAGTCAATCGCACTATCTACCGCCCGCTGAGCCTGCTTCTCTATCGTGCTAAACCCATCAACGCCTTTGAATTCAGAATATCCGAAATCGGTGTATTCACTAAAGGTTAAATGCACAGGAAATGCCACTGCTACTCACCACCATTCACCGCTTTTAGCAAGTCAGCCTTACTCATTGTCGATGTATAGGCCAAACCATGCTTATCCATGTAAGCCTTGATCTGGTCTACTGTCTGGGCTTCGGTTGGCTTAACAGTTCCGCTCGGGTCAAATTCCCCGCTTGGGCTAACCTGCGGGGCTACGCTTTTGGGGAGGCCGCAACATAGATGGCCTTCTTGGCGTTGTCAAATACCAAGATGTCATAGTAGGACAAGCCCTTGATGGTCGTCCGGTAGCCAGAGCGGTCGGTTGAGGCATCAAGCACATCGACTGTATCGTACTTAACAATTGGTGCAACAGCGTACAGTGGCACAGCCATAAAGTTGACCGTGTCGGTAATGCTCAAACCTTGCAGACGAGCCTTTGGGACCGTCAAGATTGGCACCCCACCATCGAGTTGACCAACACGCCGATCAATCCCATTAATTTGTTGGGTGTTCGTAGAGAAGTTCTTAGTCACTCCGTCAGCATTCTTCAATGCCCGGTAGAATCCAGACGAGGCAAAGATTACATATCCACCTGGAATTTCATTATCGGTCATGTACTGTTCAAGGTCATCGTAAGCAGCTAAAGCATTCTTGGCATCAATGGCATCAGTTACCAGCTTCCCACCAGCCTTAGCCGTGTCATACAACTTTTGAGCTGCGAACTTATCACGGTGTGGGACCGTAATTAACCGTTGGTGTTCACGGACCACGTTAGCGACTTGGTAGGCGCCATTTTCATCCATATCCAGTTGATCCAGGTCGTAACCAATCCAGTCTTCCTGCTTGAGGTCGAAGGATTCCTTTTCTACGTTCACGTTGTGACGGGCATTATCACCATTCCGGTGGTACGTTTCTGCTTCAACGAAGCCGGACATCTTATTTACCCGGACGGTGTGAACGCCGGTGAAGTCCGCAGCTGTAATTGACTTGGCCCCACCAGTTAATGGCTGCCAAATCTTAGAATCAGCGGCGAATTCTTCATCAATCGTATTTAAGTCTTTTTGATCTAATGCAATGGTCATTGATTATTCCTCCTTTTATTCTCCTGACTTTGCAAAGCGCGCAGCAATATGAGAAGCGATGTCATCCTTACCAGTGTTTGTATTGTCGTCATTGCCGAAGTTACCGCCGATGTTGATACGGTTCTGTGGTTCAGCCGTGTCAAACAGATAACCATCGGACTTCTTGACGGCATCAAGCTGGTCAGTCAGGCCATCAAGCGTCCCATCTTTCTTCACGCTAACCTTATCAGTGTCGATCAAAGAAATTACGGCCTTCACGTTCTTGGCTTTGGCGTCCCGTAGCGCGCCCTCAATCTTGAAGCTCTTTTCTTTAGCCGCAAGGTCATTTTGGTACTGAGTAGCGGTAGCCTTATTATCTTCTTGCAACTGCTTGATTTTGGCTTCGAGCTCCTCATTCTTTCCGGCATTCTTGCGCAGATCGTCAAGCTGACCATCACGGTCGGTAATCTGCTGTTTTAGACTGTCCCGCTCGCTGGTTAAGCTATCCACCCGCTCTTTAAGCGGGTTGACTTCTTTACCGTAAGCTGTCATCACAGAAGCAATCTGGTCATCGTTCAAACCGAGTTCCTTTAAATCTTCACGTTTCATTGCACTCGCTCCTTTACGTTAGTTGTTAACGGAGTTACGAACTCCGAGAATTGATTGCATAACAAAAAGACAGTTTTACGACGTGTCCGGGTCGAATAATTCGTACTAAAAAAGCACCAGCTAATTGCTAGTGCTGATTATCTAATTCAATACTATCAATATCGTCAAAGGCAATCCCATTACCGTAAGAGTTGCTACCAGTCGTATTGTAAACAATAGCTTTCAGTTCTGGTTCATCATCTTCGTCATGCCTTTGAAACTCATCGTCTGTATCAACGATATATAAATGTAGTGTACGTCCATCTTTCATGTGAACAATGACCCACGAAAAAGCAAAATGGCTCTCTACATCCCAAAGACTAGTTTTTGGTGTGATTTTCATTTTCATACATCTCCCGCGACATAGTAGGTACAGCATGATACCCCTTCTTAGATTGATGGATCTTCATGCGAGTAGTTATGACATTGGTTCTGCCCTTGTCGGTAACATAGTGCCCAATTGGCTTTCCTGCATCAACAAACTGGTATCGATTACCCAGTTTGTTGAAATTAATCCTAGTTTTTACAATTGCATCGATTTCCTTTGCCGAAATAGTAAAGTAACTAGGCAGTGAATTACCTTTGCTTACACGTTCATTATACTCTTTTGTGCCATAAATATGCTGACGTTGTTTCCCTGGTCGCTGATGTAAACGCTGCTTAATAAACGCCTTCTTGTCGGCATCCATATTAGTTTTAACTACCTTTTCCCGAGAATAATCCCGTGTCAGTATCGGCACTTTATGACCAGTATTTGTGTCTTTAATGAACTCCCGCAGTTTTCCCTGGCGTGCCCGCAGAAGTGTTTTCGTTTGGTTAACCATCTCGACATCACCAAGCTCTTCGGCAGCTCGCAGACGGTGCTTAGCGGCTCTGATGGCTCGTTCCCTGGCCCGCTGTTGCTGAACCAATTTACCATTTTTGATGGCCTCTTCTGGATCATACTGAGGTTGATGGTTAATACTTACCCCAGGAACAAACGGGAACAGATGGTGTCGGCAGTTAACCCCCTGGGTCCCCGCTGGTGTTCCATAACCGTGATTGAAAATGCTATCGTACTTGTCGTTATAATCAGGGCTTTCCGGTGGGACCAAGTTAACCACGTGCCCCTGGATCCAGGCACAGGCAGGCCGACTGTTGGGGTGGCTGCTCATTAGCGCTAAGTGCATCCCAAAGTCTTTCATCCGTTGGAGACGTACAGCATTATAGGTGTGATTAACTGTTGTATTAACCACTGCCCGTGCATAACCCTCCAGGCTCCAGTTACGGCCCGCCTTATCAACTAGTTTCGTAGGCAAGCCACGATCAACTGCTCGGTAAACCGCAGCTTCAACTGCGTCCTGATGGGTAAGCAATCCCGACACAGTAGCCGCAGTTGATTCTGTTAGTATCCGTCGATAAACATGTGAAACCGCCGAAGCTCCATAATTCCGCGTTACCAGGGATTCGTTAATGTTGTTTTGCAGGTCGTCCCAGGTTTGGCTAACAATCCCATTCAATAGCAACTGAACATCATTGCTAACAGGCGCTGGCTCATTGGCCAGTGATTGGATTTCGTTATCAACTTCATCCTGTACTTGTAAGCCGTTGAATTTAACCAGGTCTACTATTGCCGCCTTAGACAGTCCATCGGCATTTGCCATTAGCTGCATGGTTTCTTGGTTGAGCTGACCGAGCTTTTGTAACTGTTCAGCCTGCCAAAGAACGACATCCCCTTTGTCGACGTGGCGATAATCACCATCTTTGAGGGTATTAATGATTACTTCAAAAATCTGGTCTTGCAATGCTGAATAAGCATCGACTATTTGCTGACCATGTTGCTCAAAGCGTTCCCGTGCTCCCATGATTAATCAGCTCCTACGTCATCATCACCATCGGGCCCACTAGAATCTTCAAAGCTACTTGGGGCGAATTGTGGTTGCTCATCCTGCACTTCGCTCAGCCATTGATCAGCTTCCTGCTCGCTCAAGCCAAAGTTACGAATCAGGTATTCTCTCTTTGGCATAACCCCAGCTGACACCAACGCTAACTCATCAGAGCGCTGTTTGTCCTTATCAATAAAGACACCATCGTCAAAGTGGACCGCCAGTTTTAAGTCATCATCAGCATTAAACTTGCAACGGGATTGCCTATCACTGAAAAACTCCGGCGTGCTGGCGACTTCTAAGATGGCAGTAACAAGCTGGTTGAGGAACAACTCAACCTGCGTTAGATAACTAGACCGCGTTTGGTAGGTCGTACTATTCTCGCTGACCACCTCGGTTGCTGTCTTGACACCCTGACCATCAAAGGAGAACGTTCCAGCAGAAAAACCGGTCTGTTCCTCAAACTCACGAAGGAAGTAGTCGATTGATTCCTTGTACTGCTGCGCCCGGATGTCGCTGGTAAGGTCGGTAATCTTCATATCTTCCGTACCATAGAACTGTTCATAGACGTCCATGTCAGAATCAAACATACGGGGATGAGGGTCGTCTGTGTCGGTATTGCCGAATGCAGAACCAGGACGGAGCATTTCAGCGGGTACCGCAATTCGACGCTTGCCCATCTTGATTTCATGAACAAAGGCGTCATGAGTGTGGTTAATGGCGTCAATCACGTGGCGGGAATTATCTACGATCCCCATCCCCAGCGGACTGTCCAGATCGCGGTTATTAGCACCAGGGGTCTTAAAATAGGCAAATAGTGGCTTTTTAATAATGCCGTTAAACTGAACGAACTCCTGCATATTAGGATACATAGTTTCTAACGGGACCTGTTCACCAACAACTTGCCGTTGCGTAGAACGGTATAGCTCGTTAGTGATGGTGTACTTATCCGGCCCGTTCCATTGGTGGAACTCCAACAAGGTGTAATAGGCGGTTTGCTTATTCTCGATTCTGGTTGAGCGGGACGCAAACACGCACTCACTGATGTTGTCAGTGTTGGTATGCAGTGGATAAAACTGGTCCGCATTAGCCCAGGCAATTCGGATGTTGTTCTGGTCATCAACATAAGGGCGAGCTGCTAAGCCGCCTAGTGCCACGCCAGTTTCTAGGTGTTGTTCAAATTGCAAGTTGAAATGGTTATCCTCGATGACCTGCTTGATGAACTTATCTAGCCCTGGGTCCTCAAGGGAAACTTCGCATTGCTCATTAAAGATGATGGAGGCTAGCCGCTTCGACGCTAGTTTGGTCACATTAAGGGTGCTCATTGGCCGTTGCCGTCGTTCACCGTAAGAGTTACGGAACCAGATGTTAGGCAAATCATCACGATAGTAAGATTTCGCCATCTGAATGCGGTCGTACTCGTTCTGGTCAATTGCAACCCGGTCGTCATCGGTAATTCTAACTAAGCTTTTCACCATGCCGATTTTGGCACCCCCTTTCCGAAAGATGTTCCGTAATGTTGTTAAGAAGCCCATGTACTCACCTCCTACCACTTCAAGCCAAGGAATCGTTCATTATCACGCACAAAATACTGGAGCATATCGCAGGTATGGTCATCTTCCTTGATGACTTTGGGATCATCACTTTGCAATGTGTTCTCGTCCCACTGGTACTTCTGATGTTCAGCAATGAAAATGTCGTTCTCTGGACGTTTCAGGTAATAAAAACGACCCTGTGCTAGTAAATCCTGCACACGGTCGATCATGTCTACCTTTTTCAGCTTGTTTACTTTATGCCAGTGAATTCCAAAGTCATTGTAGAACTGGTTGTCTAATGCCCCCTCAGCAGAGTCGATAGTCATTTTTGTGGGGCGTTTTCCGACCCAATCAGTAACTTTATCGATGAAGTGCTTTAGGTCCTTAGAAAGTACACTAGGCGGCTTCTTGTGGGTCTTTCCCTGCGGACTGTAATAGTAGGTGTCCAGCAGGATAACGTTCCCCTTCTTGGTCACACCATATGCGCCACAAGTAGTAGCAGATACTTCGTGTCCGGTATCAACTGAGTAGAAGACGTTGGTGATGACATCGTCATCTGGCAGCTGTTCCAACGGATTGAAATTGTCCATGTTGTAGATATTGGTGCCTAAGCCGATAACTTCGCCAAGGTATAACCAGCGATAATAATCGGGATCGTTCTTCTTGTAGCGGTTGATTAACGCTAACTGCTGGTCGGTAGTAAAGCCCCACTTGTCATCAAGATAAGTTGAGGTATCGACGAAACAATCTGGATCCTGTTCCTGTTGTGCCACCCATTCATTAATCCAATCATACGGATTCCTCGGTGGGTTGTAGCTGTAAAACACCCTGACATAATCTACAAATGTCGGTTTCTGACGAATGAATGTTGGATTAGCCTGATCAAATATGTCCTGGCTCTTAAAGTTAGCTGCTTCTTCATACCAAACAGCAATGACGTTATCAACGATGTTAGACTTCAGCTTCATCGGGTCGTCCCCACCGTAGAAATAAAAAGTAGAGCCAGTCCGCTTATGCACAATCCGCAACGGCGATTTGTAGTAATTATATTCATCATCCAGGTTCAGCATCGTCAGCGCCCACTGAATTTGGTTGTAAACCGAATCGTGCAGGTTATTAGCATTTTCCCGTACAGCGATGGTATTAACCCGTTTATTCAGTTGGGTCCAGTGTTTCATCATCGTTACCAGCCTCATACTGATTACTGACGACTTAAAACTACCACGGCCACCCTTGGCGATAATGTAAGGTTTGTCAGTCTTCCACAATGGATAGAAATGAGGATTGATCATTCGACTTAATTTAATGGTCGTCATCATTTGTCCCTCCAATATCATCGACCAATGTGGTGCTCTCACGGTTGGAATTATCACCAGTCAGCTCATCGCGCTTCCATTCTACGATGTCAGCTTCCGCGCTCGCTTTTCGAGCCTTAGCTTTATCAAGTTCCGGTGTGCTGTTATCTGATAACATACCAGACAATTTAAGGACGGAAGTAGCAGCTTGAAGTTTTACCATTTCAGACTTGGCGTTCAATAAGTCAATTAATGTCCTGAGCGCCAGACTCTTGTACTTCCCCTTGATTGCTTTGGAAGCATAAGCGTTAAAGGCTGGTTCATACCATGGGCGCTTGCGCCAATGTGAAACAGTGGTTTCATTCTTCAAGCCAATCTTAGGAGCAATTTCTTTATTGCTATGTCCGCCTTCAAAATCAAGCCTGACAAGGGTTTGCTGAGCTTTTGTCAGCCTTGAAAAAGGGTCGTTTATTGCTCCATCTTGCTTCTTACTCATGTCATCTCACCACACCTCCGTTTAGCATTGTCCAAACTAAAAGCCGGCACACTCTTGGAATATGTCGGCTTGCGCTTTCTATGTAATTTCTCATATGTATGCTGGGCCCGTATCAGCATTTGGTGTTCTTGCCAGCTACTGACTAAGCCGTACTGTTTCGTATTTCGCATTATTCCTCCAAAAAGAAAAGCCAGCGCTAGGCTGACCTTAATCTAATTTTCTATATAAGGCTCATTTTGCATAATTGCTGTTACATTTTTATTTATCTCCGCTAAGAGCTTGGTAGGCCCAGCAACTGAATTTTTATAAAAAATCGTATTAATTGTACTAATATCAAAAGGCAACTTATTTTCGTAATCCTTTTCAAAACTCTCTTCATCACATAATGTAATAACCTTCTTGCCAAGAGTATGACAGATACCTAATTCATAATAAACATTTGCGTTATAATCGCTCAAATCCGCAATGACAAATGATGCTTTGTTTATATAAGTCCAAATGTTCTCACGAATATCCAGATTAGGTGCAATAACTTTCCCCGATCTAATTACAGTTAGCCCAAACTTGTCCTCCAAGTTTGGCTTAATAACCTCATCAAATAATTCTAGTCTCTTAGTATTGAAAGGTAAAACACAAAAACACATATTTCTATCAACTACTAATTCTCTTGCCTTAAAGATTGGATTTACCCACATACCATCGCCTCCATAATTAGATGTATCTGATTTTTTTATTGCTTCCACACAAACTATCACATCATTATCAATGTCTGCTGAATCTATTACATTAACCCGTTTCTTCAAAGTACTATTATCGTTAAATATATCCAGTAACTTAGGAAAGGAAGAGTCAAATTCCTTTTTGGGTAAGTGCAATATAAGATTCAGTTTTAATCCTTCATCGTCAAAGGCTGCCCTTAATAAATCTTCATCATTTACATCATGACTTAGCATAGTTACAAGTGTTGTATTAGTATAAATTGCCTTGTCAAAATTAATTCCGATAATAATTTCATTAGCAGTTTCGGCAATTATAAAATGCATTGGCTTTCTAAAAATTGGGCGCTCGTTGGCAAGGTCTACTATAAGGAACAAAGTATCAATTACTTTTTTAAAGTCCTTCTCGACATATTCATAAACCATTCCACTTTTTAAATTACTGCTATTTTTAAAAGCCATCGAATAATAATTTTCATTCATAAAACATCACCCAAAACAATAATACAAAAAGCCCAGCCGTATGACCAGGCTGGGGTGATGTTTGACCAGCGTGTGCTATGCAAAAAGAGGAGTAATTCAACTCCTTTAATGAATTCGCCGGCCAATAGTGAAGCACTGCATGACTTTTTTAGTTGACTGTTACGATGTAGTCAGTGCTTCACAACGCTGATGGGCGGAATCGAACCGCCAACGCGTGGCCACTACCCACACAGATTTCCTGTACTGGTTGTCCCGTGGTCGTGAACCATGTAGACAACATTATCAGTACCATCAGCCTAAGTAAGGCGCCCACCCCGTACCAGGCCCCGTAGAGTATCTGGCCCTCTTCCATCTTAAAAGGTGGAGCTTATCTAGCCTTACATATTCTTAGAAGAAGATGTTCATTAACAGTATGACAACTAACTTTGCCACAATATCATTATCACGCATTGCACGAAGCCGGAGCACTCAACAATTTATCATGAACCTCTCATTCTTCGTCAAGATAAACGTGTAAATCCTCAACGTCAGTGTAAATGCCATGCTTAGCCAGCTGATACTCAAAGCGATCCGCAAACTCGCATAATGCTCGCTCCTGCTTTCGACTATACGTAGCTGCACTGATATTTAGCTCCTGAGCTATGTTATAAGTTAACATTTGATCCGAATAACGGCTTAGTAAAATCTTCCGCGATTCCTGAGTCATATTCCGCATGGTACACCCCACACAGTCCACCACTTCTTCGGCTAACCAGATGTTCAGAAACCGGCTTTCATTAGCATTGCCATGTGATGGCGACTTCGGCATCCCATCCATGCTAGGTGACTTCAAATCAAACCGCTGTTTCCCGGATAAAGCCAGATAGCGATCCAACTTAGTATTCAGAAAGTCAGTCACCTTTTTAGCCGTTTTCGGATAATCAATTTCTAAGTTCAAACTCATCTGCACGATGTCCCCTCGCTATCTGATATAATTAGTTTGAATGGTGATAATGGGGCACATCTTGCATGGTGTGTCTTTTTTAGTTTCATACAACAAACAAGAAATTCAGTACACCTGCCACCAACTCAGACACTAGCCACCAGCCGAACAGGCCGATTAGAACTAGCAGCATCGCAATCCAGATGATGGTAATTCCGACAATCATGATTCGTTCAAACATCGTTCGCCTCCAAGCTCAGAAACCTTGGTTCAATTTCAATCGGGTCAAAACGATTACTGAGTGACCGCCGTTGAACCAGTGTCACATCACCTGTCGTACTCTGCTTGCAGTAGATGATGTCATAGCAGTCACCCATGTAGTAGACCGGTTGCTTGGCCTGCATAGCCTTAATGATTTCTTCAGCTGTCATCTTGTCCAACCTCACGTGTATAGATTTGAACAACATTGCCACCCCAGCCATTAGCAACTTTCTGCGCATCATTAAGTTCTGAAAATAGTTTTACTGTCTTTTTGGAAACAAATATCCCGTTCCTGAAAGACCGAAAAAAACTAAAATCCTTATCTTCACCAGAAACATAGTTATTGCCGGCTTTTACGCCATAACCAATTGATTTAATATCTTCATTCATCTTCGTTACCTCCTCACGAAACCCAAATAAGAACAACTACCGCAACGGCGAATCCAAGAAGAGCTAATAGCATCCATGCTGGCTGGTTAAGAAATCCGCTAAGGGCTACTCCCGTAACATCCATAACAATTGCAAACGTAAGTGAGAATTTCACCACTGCCTCTTCCTTATCCATTGTCCACTTCCTCATAAGTCCGGCGAAAGATGTCATCAGCAATGGCCCAGTGCTCACCATCAATGCCCGTGGCAATCCAATCGCCTTCATGAAGGCCCATATTGCCTTCATTGGTTGGGATTGTGTAAAGAGGAAAGCCGGCGAAATACGCCGCTTCTGGGTCAGCCTTAATGCCATATTCCTGCATCATTTCAATACTTCCATCGAACTGTTCAGCTTGAATGGTTACTATCTTTCTGTACTCGTGTTGCATTAGTTGATCACCCTCGGTTCATAATAATTCTCAGGTTCAAGAGGTTCATTCACTAAGAAATCATCTTCAAAGAACTTATCAAAACCTGCTTCACTATTTGCATAGTCGGTAAAAATCTCAACCGCTTGCCTTTGACTCTTAGCAACTACAATATGGGATTCACCAAGATCCTTATATATCACTTCGTAAATGTGCATTAGTCGTCCTCCTTATACTTATACGGCCTAACTGGTCGCCCATCCTCAGCAATCACTAGCCCATCAATAACTACTTTAATCGGCACAGATTTCAGTTTGTTCCGGTTAAGTAGTTCCATAATGATTTTGCTCTGGAAAGACTTGCTCATTCTTGTAAAATCGGCCGGCATAAAGTTTGCATCATAACACCATAACCAAAGTAAAGCGTCTTGATTGTTTTTAGACTCTGGAACAAGTTCGACTGTTTCATAGCCGTCAAACAATGAAAAACCTCCCCTGAACTGCTCATTAATTTTTTGCTTTGTTATCATCATTCGTCCTCCTACTGCAAAGCTGCTAAAATCGCAAAAATTATCGTGATAATCAATGAAATAATTGATACTACTAACGCAATCTGACTTAACATATATTACTGTCCTTTCTCATCAGACCAGCCAACTAAGTAAGCCGGGCTGACGTGCAGAGCAGAAGCAAGGCATTCCCA